TGGCAATGGCATCTGATCGTGCTGCATATCGCTTGCGTGACCAGTATGACCAAGACGTTCTTGGCTACCTCACTGGCTTCTACCAGTCTGCAAAACATGCTAATGCTGACACGGCACGTACTACTGCTCCTGGCACTAAGGCTGTTGCAACTGCAGGTTCGGATGAACTCCTTACCACGATGAAGCTCCGTAAAGATAGCTTTGGTAACATTACCACAGCATCTGCAGGTGATCATTCGATTCCTCTTGCTGCTCGTCTTCCTGGCGCAACTGCTCTCCCCACTGCAACTGCATCACCCTTGATGGTTATTGCACGTATGGGTCGTTTGTTGGACCAGCAATTTGTTGATACCAATGGTCGTTGGTTGGTTGTCGATCCCGTCTTTATTGAATTGCTTAAGGACGAAGATAGCCGTTTGCTCAACAGTGACTTTGGTGGTTCAGGTCTTCAGAATGGTCTTGTTATTAACAACTTGCATGGCTTCCGTGTTTATGTTTCTAACAACCTTCCCAAGATTGGTACCGGCCCTGGCACTACAGGTACTGCTAACCAGAACAGCAACTACGGTGTGATCGTTGCAGGTCATGAGGCTGCTGTTGCTACTGCACAGCAAATCACCAAGACTGAAAGCTATCGTGATCCTGACAGTTTTGCTGACATTGTTCGTGGTATGCATCTGTATGGCAGAAAAATTTTGAGGCCAGAAGCAATCGTCACTGCTAAATATAACGCAGCTTAATTGGAGGAAATATAAATGGCTACCGTTGACGTATCCCCAGGAATCCAGGCAGGTACTAATCCTTCCCGTTCCCTTCGTAATATGCCTTATGTGATTGAAGCCACGCTCAACTTTGCAACGGCTACTACCACTAAAGGCAGTGCACTTGCAGCTACGGATGTTATCGAAGTTCTAGACATCCCTGCTGAATCAGTCGTTCTTTCGGCAGGTTATGAAGTCACTGCTGCTATCACTGGTGATGTTACTGTTGATGTCGGTGTTACTGGCATTGATGCTGACAACTTCATTGATGGTGCTACGCTTGCCAATGCTACTGCAGTTGGTACGTATGCACAGCAAGCTGCTGCATTCCAGCCTATCATCCTTCAGTCAGCTGACACTCTTGACGTTCTCATTGCAACTTCTACCACGGCTATTTCTGCTGGTTCTATCCGTGTATGGGCAGTTGTATGTAGCGTTGCAGATCGTGTAGGTCCCGCTGAAGTTGATCGTGACCAACTAGCCTAATCGCTAATCTGTAATAGGGGTGGTGTCTATGGGCACTACCCCATTTCTATATAAATTAAAACATGCTTCAGTTTACTAATACTATTGAGGTTGGCTCTGTCAATGTAATGACTACAGACAACCGTCCTATGTCCCCTGAAGAGTGGGCACAATTAGCTGCAGAACGTATTGTGTTTGTAGGTAATGCCACTGAGGGACCTATTAGGGATCAGGCTCTAGCGTATAAAGAGCAGATTAAAAAGGTAGTCGCTTACTACATAAAGCAAGCAGTACTTTCCAATGAGAAACATCTATTAGCGAGGATTAAGTAATGGCTATTACACAGGCAATGTGCACCTCCTTCAAGAAAGAACTGCTTGAGGCTAAGCACAATTTTCTTCTTTCTGGTGGTCACACATTCAAGATTGCACTGTTTACTTCAAGTGCTACGTTGGGTGCTAGTACGACTGACTATAGTACAACTAACGAAGTCAGCGGTACTGGATACACGGCAGGTGGTAACACACTAACACGTGTAGATCCTACGACAAGCGGTACAACTGCATTCACTGACTTTGCAGATACTACGTGGTCATCTTCTACGATTACTGCACGTGGTGCCATGATCTATAACACAACTTCTGGTGGTAGTGTAGCTACGACAGATGCAGTGTGTATTCTTGATTTTGGTAGTGATAAAACTTCTACAAGTGGAGACTTCACGATTCAATTCCCTACTGCTGATGCAAGTAACGCAATCATCCGTATTGCTTAACTAGGGAGTTGACATGGCATACCCTGGCCTCGTAGGTGCTCTATATGGTACAGGTGTCTATGGGACTGATAGTTATGGTCAAGTCTCTGGGGCAGGGGGAGCTACAGGTGCAATATATGGCTTAGGCGTATATGGCACTGATCAATATGATACGTGGTCTTTAGGTGCAACTAATGTACCTGTAACGGGCGTATCTGCTACAGGTTCAGTAGGCACAGTCAATATCACACTAAGTGCCAATGCAGCAGTCACTGGCACTGAAGCAACTGGATCTGTAGGCACTGTTGTTGTATCGCTACCTGCTGTAGTTGTAGTTACAGGTACAGAATCTACAGGTGCAGTAGGAACGGTTGTAACACCTAATGTAGGCGTAGCAGTTACAGGTGTAGAGGGTACTACTGGCTTAGGTTCAGTGACTGTTAGTACCATCGGTGCTATCTTAGTTACAGGTGTAGCTGGCACTACAGGCTTAGGCTCAGTCAGTGCTCTTGCTTCAGCGGTAACATCTACTACAGGTAACACAGCTACAGGGGATGTAGGCACTGCAACTGCTACAGGTGGGGCTACAGTATCCCCCACTGGCAATGAAGCTACAGGTGCAGTAGGTGATGTAACAGTCATCGCTATTCAGCCTTCTGTGACGGTTACAGGTGTACAGGGAACTGGTGCAGTAGGGGATGTTACTACACTCACTAGAACCATTGTACAGCCCTCAGGTGTAGCTGCTACAGGTGACATAGGCACTGTCAACATTGCAGGTTCTAACCTCATTGTTGAAGTCACAGGTGTAGATGCAACTACTGCTATCGGGGATGTACAAGTCAATGTAGGCATCGTTGTACCAGTGACTCAATTCCAGATGTCTATATACACTGAGACTTCAACAGTAACAACGACACAATTTAACTACGGTGCTATTAGTGATTTGTACTCACACAAGAGAACCGTATTAGTGCCTCGTCGATCTACTTCAAGAGATCGGGTTGCGCTAGCAGCTTAATACTTGCATTAGCAGCATAGGGGAATATCTTGTCATTTAGGTGGCCCAATAAAGATCCAGATGAGACACTTGACTATAGCGTTGATTGGTCACGTTTTCTAGGCAATGGCATAACCATCTCTACAGTGATTTGGTACGTAGATGATTCAACAGGAACAAAGACAGTGCTAAGTCCTGGTGGTGCTACTGTCTATGGTATCCAGAATGTAGCACAGACTAATACAAGCACAGTAGCCACTATCAATGTAGGCTCTGGTACAGCTAATATTGATTATAAGATCTATTGCCGTATTACAGATTCATCGGGAAGTGTAGCAGAGCAAGTGATTAAATTAAGAGTCAGGGAGCGTTAATATGTCATATGACTTCTTAGGACTCGTTAATGATGCATGTAGGAGACTCAATGAACCTGAGTTAACTACAAGTAACTTTGCCAGTGCTAAAGCTTTCTATGCCCAGATTAAAGATGCAGTTAATAATGCCATTGCAGATATTAATCAACAGAAGTTTGAATGGCCCTTTAATCATGTCACACAAGAGGATACATTAACTGCAGGCACTACTCGATATGGATATCCAGATGATGCCAAGACAGTTGACTTTGATTCATTTAGGATTAAAGAGAGTTCTACTTTAAATGTAGCTACTACTAAGTTGAGTATCGTAAGCTACGAAGATTATCTCGATAAGTATATCGATCAAGAGTATTCAAGCGATACATCAAAGCGTGATGTACCTAAATATGTATTTCGTTCTCCTGCATTAGAGTATGGGGTTGTACCTGCACCTGATCAGGCATATACATTATTGTATGAATACTATCGTAATACAGTGTCACTGATTGATGCTCAGGATGTACCTTCAATACCAGAGATGTTTAGAAACGTAATTAATGAAGGTACGATGTATTACTGTTATATGTTCAGAAGTAATGAGCAAGCTGCCACACTAGCAGATGCTAGATTTAAGAATGGTATTAAGAATATGACTACCTTACTAATTAATCGTTTTGATTATGTAAGGTCTACCATGATCCCTTCCAATAAGCATGTTATTGCTGGAGCTAGACTAGCAAATGGCTGATAAATGGCAGACATACCCCTTTGAATTTAAGGGTGGTTTAATCTCTAATTTATCTCCTTTGCAGCATGGTGTTATTGCACCTGGATCTGCAAGGGTACTACGCAACTTTGAACCTTCCATTGAAGGTGGGTATCGTAGAATCTTAGGCTACGATAAATATAGTTCAAGTAAAGTACCTTTATATGGACAGCCTAAAGTACATGGAAGTGGGCAGTCAGGTACGACATTAATACTTGGTAATATTTATACTGCCCCCACTGTAGGCGATACATTTACAGTGAGTGGTGTAGCTGGAACATATACGATTGCAGCTGCAGGTGTTAGTTACGACAGCACCAACAAGCGAGTTACTTTAACATTAACCACTAGCCTTGCAAGTAGTCCTGCTGATCAAGCTGCAGTGACATTTGTAACAGGTACAGGTGTCATATCGGGCTTAGCTTCTTGGAATAATAAAGCTATTGCAGTAAGAAATGATGAAGTGTTTTATTCTACAGGTACTTCATGGACTAAGGTCAACGTACCTTCATATGGCACTGTCTTAGTTAATGGTGGATCACAGACAGGTACTTCACTCATTGTCGATGGACTTACTTATGCCCCACAAGCAGGTGATACATTTACCGTTGCAGGCATTGAAAAGATCTATACCGTAACTGCTAATGCAACAGTCACTTCAGGTGGGGCTACACTAAGTATCAATCCTAGCTTAGCTAGTAGTCCAGCAGATAATGCAGCTATTACATTTTTAACTGCTCACAGACAAGCTTCAACAAAAGGTAGATTTGAAAAGTATTTAATTGAAACTACTGAGAAGGTTGTCTATGTGGATGGTGTCAATGCCCCATTCATATGGGATGGTACAACATATCGATCATTGAATGATGCACCTTCAGATGTCATAGGTGCTAAGCATGTAGTCTTCTTTAAGAATCATCTGTTCTTTGCTAAAGGTGCATCTATAGCTTTTACTGCCACTTACACAGACAATGATTTTTCAGCAGCTAATGGTTCAGGTGTTATATCGGTAGGTAGTAACATCACAGGCTTAATTGTATTCAGAGAGCAATTGATTATTTTCAGTGAGCGTAGGATTAATCAGCTTATAGGTAACACACTAAGTGACTTTGTATTAAAACCTATCACTGAGAATATTGGCTGTGTAGATGTAGATACAATACAAGAGGTTGGGGGAGATATTATATTTCTTGCACCTGATGGATTGAGGCTATTGAGTGCTACAGATCGTATAGGCGATACAGGTTTAGCTGTTGTATCTAAACCCATACAAAAAGAACTCACTAACTTTATTCAGGCTAATACTTCATTTTGCAGTATTGTCATTAAACAGAAATCACAGTACAGAATATTTGGGTATAACAATAGCACATCAACAGATGCAAGTATTGCCATACTAGGTACACAGCTTAGTGGGGAACAGACTTCAGCTATTGCATGGGCAGAGATACAGGGTATGAAGGCTTATGTAGCAGATGGATTCTACACAGGCAGAGCAGAAGTTCTACTGTTTGCAGAAAACGATGGTTACGTATATCGAATGGAGTCTGGTAATAGTTTAGACGGTAGAAATATTATTGCCGTGTTTTCTACGCCATTTGTACCGATTAATGATCCCAGGTTACGTAAGTCTTTCTACAAGATGTTTCTGTACACAGATCCAGTGGGTAGTGTAGCTGCTGACATCAATTTAAAATATGACTTTGATGATGATGGCATCATACAGCCAGAGACTATTAATCTAACGAACATTACTCAGTCAGCTGCATTCTATGGTGCTTCTACATCTAAGTATGGCACTTCAACATATGGAGCAAAGATTAAGACTTCGTATGAAACACAGTTAGTGGGTTCAGGCTTCACTGTTTCTGTTCAAGTAGTCTCTAGTAGTACTAACCCACCGTTTGCACTTGATGCAATGACATTGGAATACGCTTCTCACGATAGACGTTAGACACTTAAGTATTTACATAGGAAGATATCATGGCAGGTTACACACGTAATGACACAGCAAATAATATTGCTACAGGCAACGTCATCAATGCATCAGATCTTGATGGTGAATTTGATGCACTTGTAGCAGCATTCCATGCATCAACTGGGCATGTCCACGATGGTACTGCTGCTAATGGTGCTCCAATCACTAAGGTAGGTCCAGCACAAGATCTCGTTGTGGGATCAGCTACAGTGCTACCCAAGACTAATAATACTTTGGACTTAGGCTCATCAAGCTTTAAGTTTAAAGATTTGTACATTGATGGTATTGCCTACTTGGATCAGGCTAATATCACAGCTTCAGGTGCAGCTACTACCTATTCAGCTAAGCAGACATTTAATGGTGCTACAGGTGAATTAGCTACTGCAATTAAGAACTCAGTTGAGCCAGCTACGGTATCAGCCACAGCAGCTACAGGTACAATTAATTTTGACGTAACTACCCAATCTCTGCTATACTATACGAGTAATGCATCGGCTAACTGGACTGTTAATGTAAGAGGAAATAGTACTACTTCTCTTAATACTTTAATGTCTACTGGGGATGTTATTACTGTAACATTTTTAGTGACTAATGGGTCTACTGCTTATTATAACTCAGCATTTCAAATTGATGGTTCTAGTGTCACACCTAAGTGGCAAGGAGGTACTGCACCATCTTCAGGTAATGCTTCCAGTATTGACTCTTACACCTATGCAATTGTAAAAACGGCAAGTGCTACATTTACCGTGTTTGCATCTCAAACTAAGTACGCTTAATCATGCCTAGACTATCAGCTTTTGCAGCATTAACTGCCAGAGCCTGGGGCTTTGGTACAGGTATAAAATACACCATCATCCAAACCTTCACAGCAACCTCAACTTGGACTTGCCCTACGGGGGTGACTGAGGTTGATTATTTGATTGTTGCGGGTGGCGGCGGCGGCGGGGCTGACCGAGGCGGTGGTGGTGGGGCAGGAGGTTATAGGACTGGAACAGCTTTAGCTGTAACTGCTGGAAGTGATTACACCATTACGGTAGGTGCCGCAGGAACAGCTGGTACAACCGGCCCTAGTACAAAGGGCGGTACAGGTGGAAACTCATCTATTGCAGGCCCATCTCCTTTTACAACAATTACTTCTGCCGGAGGTGGAGGTGGCGGAAGATTTGGTGATGCAAATGGTGTGGCTGGTGGGTCAGGCGGTGGAGGAGCGGGAGGCATATCTGGCAATCCTTCTTATCCATTTGGAACTGGCGGGGCAGGAAATACGCCATCAACATCACCATCGCAAGGTAATACAGGCGGCAATGGAAATAATTCCACTGAACCTGGTAGCTATCCAGCAGGCGGAGGTGGCGGCGGCGCAAGTGGAGCAGGAAACGCTGCAACTACTTCTGGTTCTCCAGGTGGAACCGGAGGAAGTGGTGGTAACGGTCAACAAGGCCCGTCCTTTGCTGCTTCTTTTGGTGCGGCAGGGCCAGGAGGTTCACCATCTACAGGCTATTTTTCAGGTGGTGGCGGCGGTGGCATGGATGATAGGCAACCAACTGTTACAGCGGCAGGCGGTTATGGTGGTGGTGGAGATGGGAAAAGCAATGCCGCTGGAGGGGCTGGCGTAGCCAACTCTGGAGGTGGCGGCGGCAGCGGTGGTGGTGGCAATACCACACGAGCCGGCGGCGCAGGCGGCTCCGGCATTGTCATCCTGAAATACTCAGCACCAGCAACATCAAACGTATTTGTCTACAAAGCATCAGGTGCTTTTGTTGTCCCGACAGGTGCGGTGAGTATTGATTACTTAGTGGTTGCTGGGGGTGGAGCTGGCGGTCATGGTGGAGGTTCTGGTTTTGCTGGCGGTGGTGGTGCAGGAGGATATAAAGAGGGAACTGGTATTACAGCAGGCATTACAGCGGGTAATGTTTTAACGATTACAGTTGGCGCAGGTGGGTCAGTGGTTTCAAGCCCTTCAGGAAGCGCAGGAGGTTCAGGTTTTGATTCATCTATTACTGGCCCGTCACCTTTCAGCGCAATCACATCTATTGGCGGCGGTGGTGGTAATGGCTATTCTGCATTAGGGTCAGGTACAGGAGGTTCTGGTGGTGGCGGCAGTGGAGGTACTGGTTATACAACAGGCAGGCCAGGAACTGCTCCGCAAGGTAATTCCGGCGGAAACGGTAATGGAGCATCTGGAGCATATGGCGGTGGTGGAGGCGGTGGTGCTGCCAGCCCTGGTTCTTCTGCTACAAGCAGTGGCGGCGGCGCTGGAGGTGGTGGCACAACGTCCACGATAGCAGGAACTCCTGGAACGGCTTACGCTGGAGGCGGTGGCGGAAGTTCTGATTCAAACCCGCAAGGGGCTGGAGGTTCAGGTGGAGGAGGAGCTGGAGCTAAATACACAGGTAGTGTTGCTGCTGTTCAAGGTACAGAATCTACAGGTGGCGGCGGTGGCGGCGGTGTTGTCAATATTGTTGCCGCTAAAGGTGGCTCCGGCATCGTAGTTATCAAAGTCAATTATTCATAAGAGGACAAATGGAAAACACAAAGGTATACCGCTTTCTCGGTATTGATACAGCGATGCACATGCTTCGCCCTGGCGCTAAATGGGAAATCACAAACAATCAATTCACACGTTGGGATGATCCACGCCCCTGTCCGTCAATAGATGAGGTCTACTGGGTGATGGACAAGATCAAAGAGTTTGAAGAGTCAATCCCCACGATCTGGCTTGATGAAGATTGGGAGAAACTTACAGGAGAAATACGAATGATAGAAGAGGCAATTGGGTAATGAACTTGCATGGCTTATTCGCCCAACCAGTAGGATTCTTTAATCTTGATCGCTCATTGACTGAAGAAGAAAAAGACTTTCTATTAACGCTGGAACAACGTCCTAACATGGGCAACAGAACCAGTAAAGATAACTTTGTACTTCGTAATCAGTGCATGACTTCCTTACGTAGTTGGATGGAAGATTGTGTTGATGAATACTTCAAAGCCACTGTCAACCCTAAACATGATGTGAACCTACGTATCACACAGTCCTGGGTTAACTACAGTGAGCCAGGACAGTTTCATCACAAACATGCACATCCTAATTCGTATGTCAGTGGTGTGTTCTATGTACAAACCAATGAAAACGATAAGATTTACTTCTACAAAGATGGTTATCAACAGATCAAGTTCCCACCTGAAAAGTGGAATGAATGGAACAGTGAATCATGGTGGTTTGAAGCTGCTGAAGGAAAGCTTATATTGTTTCCTTCTAACTTAACACACATGGTTCCTACTGTTGAGGGTGATGTTGTTCGGACATCCCTGAGCTTTAATTCATTCCCTGTTGGTGTTGTTGGTGAAGAACTAGATCTTACTGGATTAAAACTGGAGGCTTAAGTGGCACACTTTGCAAAGATTGATGAGAACAATGTAGTAATTCAAGTCGTTGTTGTTGACAACAAAGACACTGCTGATGCTTCAGGTGTAGAGAAAGAACACATCGGCGCAGCATTCCTAGAAAGACTACTAGGTGGTACGTGGAAGCAAACGTCTTACAACGGAAACAAACGTAAGAACTATGCTGGTATGGGTTATACCTTTGATGCTGTCCGTGATGCTTTTATTCCACCTAAGCCTTCTGATGATGCTGTACTTGATGAAGAGACTTGTCAGTGGGTTGTTACTGTAGCTGCTGACTCTATTGGTGCTGACACTGTTTAATACCTATCATGGAAGCTATAGAGACACTAGGAAAACTGTGGTACTTAGGTGCAGCAGTTGTCGCTATAGCTGCCTATGCAGTCACTATTAAAGTCCGTGTTGATTATCTAGAGAAGGGCTACGATAAACAAATCACGGAATTGTGGAAACACGTTAATGAAATAGAGAAGGCTAAGTGATATGGCATTGCAAGCTGATGAGCAAGTAAAACAATTAGGCGATGCCGTATCGATTATCACAGTCGTTGGCACTTTAGCTGAGTTACTCCCTGCAATGGCAGCTATATTAACGATTATATGGACTGCTATTCGTATATGGGAAACAGATACAGTGCAGAGGTTATTTGGCAGAAAGCCTGTAGACACTAATACGGAACAGTAATGTTTGAGTTACTAAGTGGTGGGTTATTAGGATCTATCTTCGGTGGGTTATTTAGACTTGCACCTGAAGTACTTAAATGGCTCGACAAGAAGAATGAAAGATCACATGAACTACTTATGTTTAGTAGGCAATGTGAATTAGAAGCTCAGCGTGGAGCACAGAAGCTTGCCGAGATAGGTGCACAACGAGAAGCTACTATTGATACAGGTGTCATGGCAGCATTTGAAGCTGCAATCAATCAACAAGCTGAGATGGTAAAAGCTGCAGGTGGATGGGCTGCATCACTCTCAGCAAGCGTTAGACCTGTAGTTACGTATTGGGTTCTGTTTATATGGTCTTTCATTCATGTGTGGTTTGCATGGAATGCTTGGTTATCTGGTGCACCTGCAGAGATTGTGTTTAAAACTATGATGACTACAGACATGAGTGCCTTAGTTAGTGGGACACTAAATTACTGGTTTCTCGATAGAACTTTAGCTAAGCGTGGTCTGTGATAGCTTATAGAAAATGAAGTTAGACATTGCTGCAGAGTTATGTCGTAGATTTGAAGGTTTCTCAGCTAAACCTTATATCTGTCCTGCAGGTGTTCCTACGATAGGTTATGGAAGTACATACTACAGTGACGGGCGTAAGGTCAAGTTAACAGACCCACCTATGAGTGAGATACAAGCAAGACAGCTTTTAATGCTTGAGCTTATGCACACATACGCCCCGGGTGTAATAAGACAATGCCCCATATTATTAACACTTGCTATTCAGTCTGCTGATTGGTCTAAGTTTAACGCCATCGTAGATTTCGCTTATAACCTAGGTGTAGGTAGATTACAAACCAGTACTCTTAGACGTAAGATCAATGCCCAAGATTGGAGAGGTGCAGTAGAGCAACTTAGATTGTGGGTCAGAGGGAATGGAAGGGTACTGCCAGGGTTAGTTAAACGTAGAGAAGCTGAAGCAGTATTGATGCAATAAAAGCAGGGATAACATAGACATGCCAAGTAAAGAATTTACATCTAAACAAAAAGAGATTGTCGCACGTAAGCTAGGCTATGACGGTCCTATGCATATGTTTGAAACATTTCTTAGATCAGATCCAGCCATGGCAGATCGTTATGGTATTGTGTTAGATAAGTACATGGCACGTGGTGGTGTTGTAACAAAGAAGAAAAAGTATGCAGTGGGTGGAATAGCAGGAGAAAGAAGATTAGCTACGGAAGAAGAGCTTGACAATCAGGCATTAGCTAGGGAAGCAGCAAACCCTGTAGCTGCTGCATCTACAACCACACCCACAGCTGTTACACCTACAACCACTGTAGCTGCTACACCTACAACTGCTGCACCTACAACCACACCTACAACTGTAGCACCTACAACTGTAGCACCTACAACTACACCTGCAGCTCCCACAACCACGGCAGCAGTAGATGATGCAGGTGCAAATGAAATTACTGCATTGTATCGTGAGTTACTTGGCAGAGAACCTGACGCAGGTGGATTGTCTTATTGGGATAATACAGGGTTAAGTGCAGCTCAAATTAGGCAGTATTTGTTGGGAAGCCCTGAATATGCAGAAAAACAAACAAATGCTTCTAAACAAACTACACCTGCTACAACCACACCTACAACTGTAGCATCTACAACCACACCTGCAACTGTAGCATCTACAACCACACCTGCAACTGTAGCATCTACAACCACACCTGCAACTGTAGCATCTACAACCACACCTACAACTGTAGCATCTACAACCACACCTACAACTGCCACTAAAACAACCTCACCTGTATCAACGAATCCCGTAACAGGTGCTCCTACACTTACAGGTGTTCCTAGTGTAACTGCTCAACGTATTGCAACGGATTCTGGTCAGCTTATTGCAGGTCAAGGAGGTGCAGGTGAAGTTGAAAAGGCAGGTGTTGCCCGCACAGGTGCAGCTGCAACTGCTGCATTACCAACAGGTACAGCTGCACAAAAGATAGAGGCTGCAACAACTGCAGAACGTACTGCAGAAGAGATGGCAAAGCTTAAAGGTGCTACAGGAACGGTATCTGCAGAGATGCAAGCAGCTACTGGTACTGTGTCTAAAGAGGCATTAGCAGGCACTGTGGCAGGTACAGCTGCACAAGTAGGACCTACTGCAGCTAGAACGGTGCAAGAGGGTGAACTGGCTACAGCAGCTACATTGGCAGATGTAGGAGGTGTTACTAAGGCAGGTGCTGTAACAACAGATAAAGCTTTTACTGCTGAAGCAGCTAAGCTTGCTGGTGCTACACCTACTGCTACGGGTGTTGCAGCCGCTGATGTTGGTAAGATTGCCGTAGCTAAAGGTACTGTTACAGATAATGAATTAGTTAAAGGCATAGACACTACGGGTCTTAATGCAGAACAAGCAACTACACAACAAAGTAATTTCCAATCCAAGCTAGAGGCTGTTACAGCAAAAATAGCAGCTGGTGAAATAGCTACAGCAGAAGACTACTACGATTTGCCTGCTACAAAAGTTGCAGAGTTAAAGGCTATGGCCGTACAAAATGCAGCTAAGCTTAACGCATATCCAACTGCACAGGCTGCTACTTCTGCATACGAATCAGATTTACGTGCTGCTGTAGGTACCGTTGGTGCTAATGAACTTGTTAATGCTAGAGATATCATAGGCACAGCAGAGGCTGTTCAAGCCATTGCTGTAACTATGCAAGAACTAGATAAGGCAGCTATAGCAACCGCTCAACAAGGTACATTTTCTCAGGCTGCACTGGCAACTGCTGCCCAGGGTGAAGTTAATCCACAGGCTACTATACAGGGGCAGATGTCTTCATTGATGCAGCAATTCAATAACGGCACACCTGCATGGGCTTCAGGTGCCATAAGAGCTGCTAATGCTGCTATGGCAGCACGTGGCCTTGGTAATAGTTCAATGGCAGGTGCAGCCATTGTACAAGCTGCTATGGAGTCAGCCATACCGATTGCAGCAAAGGACGCACAGACTTTTGCTGATATGGGTTTAGCCAACTTAAACAACCGTCAGCAGGTTGCCCTATCAAATGCTGCTGCTCAGCAGAACATAGAATTAACAAATTTAAATAATAGACAGCAAGCTGCATTGCAGAATAGTTCAAATGCATTTTCATTACAGATGCAGAACTTAACTAATCAGCAAGCAGTTGTAATTACTAATGCTCAATTACGTGCTTCTTTGCAGGAAAAAACACTGGCTATAGAAACACAAGTTGCACTTGCTAATGCTGCACGTTATGCAGAAGTTAACAACATTAATCTAAATAATGCACAACAAGTTGCATTGCAAAGAAGTAATGAAAGGCTTCAAGTAGAACTTCAAAACTTGTCTAATATACAACAGACAGCGATTGCGAATCTACAAGTACGTTCTGCATTAGTAGGGCAAGAACTAAGTAATGAACAGCAAATGGCAGTATTACAAAGCACTCAAAACTTTGAAGCTGCACAGTTTAATGCCTCTGCAAAACAACAAGCTTTCCTACAAGATGCTGCATCACGTGCAGCTTTAGAAGGTAAGGCAATGGATGTGAGGCAGCAGACTGCATTGTTTAATGCCTCTCGCTATGCCGAAGTTAATGACATTAATACAACAAATGCTCAGCAAGTTGCACTACAGAAATCTACTGAGGCATTACAGATAGATATTCAAAACCTATCTTCAAGGCAACAAACAGAGCTAGCTAATGCCCAATTACGTGCTGCACTACAAGGTAAAGTGCTAGACAGTAAAACTCAAGCAGAACTATTAAATGCTTCACGTTATGCAGAGCTAAACAATATTAATTTAACTACACAGAATAATGCTGTTGTGCAAGAATTCATTGCTAGAACTAACATGCTCGGCAAGGAGATGGATCTTAAGCAGCAAGTTAATATGTTTAATATTGCCAATCAGCTGCAAGAGAGACAGCTTGAATTGACAAATGAACAGCAGACACGGTTGTTTAACACAACCAATGCAATGACAATTGAGGTACAAAACTTAACCAATAAGCAGCAAACAGCTCTTGCCAATGCGCAGATTGAAGCTGCTTTAAAGGGACAGGAGCTAACTAACAAGCAACAAACGGCAGTTATCAATGCAGCTAAAATATCTGAAATTGCCAATTTAAATTTTAATGCTGAGCAACAGACTGCCTTACAGAATTCACAGTTTGTACAGCAAATGAATGTTGCTAATTTAAATGCTGAGCAAGCTACCGTTCTGGCTAATGCTGCTACCTATGCCACAATGAACTTGGCTAATCTTAATAATAGACAGCAAGCTGCAGTTCAAAATGCTCAAGCCTTCCTACAGATGGATTCTCAGAATCTAGCTAATGCACAGCAAATAGAAGTATTGAAAGCTCAACAAATAGCTCAAAGTATTTTTACGGATGCTGCAGCTACTAATGCTGCATCGCAGTTCAATGCCACTAGTACAATGCAAGTTGATCAGTTTTATGCGTCATTAACAACACAGACAAACCAATTCAACACGCAGCAAATCAATGCAATGTCACAGTTTAATGCCGGTCAGGAAAATGCAATCGTACAATTCAATGTTGCACAAGCTAATGCCAGGGACCAGTTCAATGCCCAACAAAGACTTGTGATAGATCAGTCTAATGCTGAGTGGAGGAGGAATATAGCTACTGCCGATACTGTAGCTATCAATCAAGCTAATCAATTCAATGCTCAGATTGGATTGCAAAGCACCCTTGCTGAGTATAATAACCAGTGGCAAGGTTATAGGGATAGTATGCAGTATGCATATCAAGCTGGACAAAATGATTTAGATCGTGAGAATCGTTTAGCTGTAGCTACTTTACAGAAAGAAGCTGCAGTAGAAGCTGCTAAGGCTCAACGTACAGCTGCCGCTCTTCAGTCTCTTGGTGGTTTAACTGCTACTCTGTTAGGTAAGACTACATTAGGGCAGACTGCTGTGGATGCAGCAAGTTCAATTATTAAATCATTTACAAACCTATCAAGTGCCAGTGGCATACCTTTAGATCTTATTGACTTCAGTAATGCAGGACTAACCGCAGAAGCATTAGGTGTCGATGATGCCACATTCAATACACTCATTCAAGGTATTGCTGGTGTAGACATTAATATAGCTGGAGTAGATACTGGTGGATAAATATATAAAGCGGATTGAATCACTTGTAAGTGAAAAGCTTAATGCAGCAGTTAAGCCTAAAGGTAAAGGATTGCTTGCACCTAAGAAAGCTAAGATTAAAGGTAATATGGGTCAAGATGATACCTTTAATCTTATTGCTAACTTCATTGCAGATATCCGTATGAAGAGAATGGAGTATAAGGGAAATAAAGACAATGAGTGAGAATGCATTTGCTACTGGCCCTATTCCCGGTATGTCACTTACAGGTGCTCCCCGCAATGTACCGTGGGAGAATCCCCCTATGCTTGCATCGGTAGAAGATGCTATTGCCTATTACACAGATAAGCTATTAGACCCTGAGACAGAGGATAAGATACTCGCTGCTATGGAAGCTAAAGTATCTATTGAAAATATAGCAGAGACTATTGTCACTTCCTCTGCCATGAATGGTATTCACTCTCTCGACGTAGGTGTGCTTATAAATCCAGTTGTACGTGAGCTACTGATGCTTGTAGCTGACTCAACTAACACACCATATGTCGAGTCCTATAAGAAGCTACAGAAGGAGCAAATGATTCCTAGGTCTGTAGCAAGGGAAGTTGTTCAACGTGTCTCTATGGCACCTGAAATGCCCTCAGAACAGCTATCACAAGAGGCTAGTATGCCAGCTGAATACCGTGGCCTAATGGCCCCTGTAAGCCCTATGGCACCGACTACTAATAGCCTAATGGCCCCCACTACCAATATTACACCCAATAACATCCAATAATACCCTGAGGTAAGTCTATGTCCTTCCTAGCTTCATTTGTAACTGGCTTTGCTACTCAAGCACAGAAAGATATTGAGGAACGTGATAAGGAGCTTCGTGATGAGGCTACGATGCGTTGGAATAATCTTTTAAAAGAAAGAGAGAAATCAAAGTTACGTGCAGAGAAACGTGGAGAAGAGATTGATGATCTTGCACGTAAGATGAAGGCATACGGTATTACAGATGAGAATCAGATTGTAGCTGCTTTATCTAGTGGTACTGCCCCTGAGATTGTAGAAAGTCTCACTAAGATGAAAGAGAGGCTAACACCTGCTCGTGCAGCTGAATTAATTAAGGTTGAACCTGGGCAGGAAATACCTACACTTGCTGCCTTCCGTGAAAAGGCTACTACGTTACAGCCTGGGGCTGCAGCTAAACCAAGTGAAGAACAGATGACAGGTGCATTTGGTTTACGTACTCGTGCATTTGAACAGGGTCTTAAGTCTGCCTCTGCACAGACAGGTGTAGGCATGGAGGATATCTATAAGACTAAGTTGGCAGAGATACCTTCCGTTGCAGCTACTGTAAATCTAAGCTCATTGATGTCCGATAAGCAAGTCAAGATGGCAGACAGGATTGATGCACTAAGAACACAAGTGTATGAGTTTGAGATGGACCCTGAGTATGGCCCTAATCACCCTTCCACGGTAGCACTTAAGGAGAGGTTAGCATCTGCTAACAAGATAAGTAGTGCAGACTTCGGTAAACCCGATAAAGATAAGACAGAGAGACAGAAGTTTGAAGAGAGGGCTTATAGCTATTTCAATCAAGCTGCTGAATCTAAGGATGGAAAAGAAAGGGCTGCACTAGTCAGGCAAGGTCAGAGTTTACTTGGTATGACCAGAGCACCTGAGAAAGAGAAGGATGGGGATAAAGGACCTACAGTAACAGGTAGTACTTTACTCAGTCGTGCTTTCCATGCAGGTGCTGCACAAGCAGCTACAAAGATTGGCAGTGCTCATTTCACTAATGTGCCTAATCAGCAAGGTGGTGTAGATCGAGTGTTTACACCTACAAATGATTATGCTGCGAGGTATGGTACTGCATTAGGCCATGCTCAAGTTCAATTGATTGTAGACAGATATAAAGATCCTACTACTGGTGCATATCCTAAGTGGGTACTTGATGCTATTCCCACGATACCTGGGGCTAAGATAGAAAACAATAAGCCAGTATTCTTTAATGTAGAGGAAGCTACTGCTGCTGCACAGGCATCTGCTGCACCACAAGCATCTAAGCCTTCAGGTGTAGCTGCTGCACGTTCAGGTGGTACACAAGCTAAGACTATTGTACGCACAGGCACTATACAGTCAGGTCCAGACAAAGGTAAGAAAGTCATTGAATACTCTGATGGAACTCGTGAGATCCAGTAATGGCAGATGAAAATATTAAGTGGGACCCTATCCCTACTGCAGTACCCAAGAAAGATGATGAAGTTAAATGGGATACTGTACCTAAGCTAGAAGTCAGTGGCACTGCTACTGATCTAGCTGCTTATAAGCCTGCTACTGTATTCAGAGAATATGGTAAGCCTGCAGCTAAAGTGACACAGATCACTAAGGGCATTATGGCTAAGCAGAGGGAAGAACGTGCTGACATTGAACGATATGAACGTGAGAATAAAGTAGACTTCACTGACTTGTACCAGAAGCCAGAGAACTTTAATGTCATTAAAGATTATATGACAGCTAGATTTGGCAAGATGGGAGAGCAGAAGAAAGATGAGTCAAATGAAGATTACGCTAAACGGTTTGCTACCGAGATGCGTAAGATTGAATATAACACAACCCTTAATGCTGTACCTGAACTAAACTGGATTGCTAATGCTAAACCTGCAGATGCAGAGAAGGCAGGTAAAGCTATTGAATTGTGGGACAGAGTACCTTTTTCTATTAGTAAAGGTGGGCAGGAAGGTATAAGACCTATCGCTGAAACTACCATGGCTATTGCCAGTGATCCACTTACTTACTTGGGAGTAGGTATAGGATCATTCGGTAAGTATGCAGCTGCTCGTGGACTACTTAAGAAAGCATTCTCAACCCCAGTACGTACAGGTGTAACTGCTGCCGCTGTAGAAGCACCTGTATCTGCTGGATCTAATATTGTACAGCAACGTATTAGGATTGAGAGTGGGGCTGCAGAAGGTCCCGTTAGTCTGACAGAGGCAGCTACAGCAGGTGTATTAGGCTCTGTGTTTAGTGGCTTTGAAGCTGCAGGTGTAGCACGTAAGCCTGCCACGTATAAGAAAGATTTAGAAGATAAACTTGCATCTAAGCGTACACCTGCAGGTAATCAGGCTACACAGCAAGTTACACAAGCTTTTGATCGTGAGATGGAAGATATCTTAAAGCAGTTTGATATCTTTGAAGGTAGAAAGACTCTTGATGAGTTGTCTCCCCAGACAGAACTAACACAAGCACAGATACGTACAGACATTAATCGTAAGGCTATTGATGTAGCCAAGTACGTCATGATTGCTGACCCTACTTTCCGTCCTAAGAAGGGGCAGTCAGTCAGTGAAGCAGTACGTGATTTGTTTATGGCTACCGATAAGATTGATGACATCACATTAGAAGCTGCACTGAAGAGGGCTAATGTAACCCCTGCTGAATTTGCCCAGGCTTCCTTGGCTACTGTAGGTGATGCAGCTAATGTGATGCAAGGCTATAGTGCACTTGCTCGTGTCTTAGGTAGATTAAGTGACTTAGATCCAGAGACAGATGCATTAATCAAGCAGATGTACGGTCGTAGTGAAGACATGACATCCGCTATGGGCATGTTTGGTAATGCTATTAAACGTCTTGAGAAAGAATCTAAGGCACTTGTAGTGTCCAGTATTGGTACTACAGTTAGGAACATCTACGGTTCTACAGGTGCTCTTACTTTAGATGCTGCATCTAGACTTTTAGAGGGTACGATCTACGAGACTGGTAAAGTATTAAAGACTGCTGCTGATGGCACATACCAACGTGGGGATCTAACTAAAGGCATGAAAGGTATTATTCAAGATGCTTTTGGTACTGCTGCCTATTTAACGAACACAGGCTTTACTTCTGAAGTTGTAGATAAATTACTGGCTGATAATCCTGCTATACAAAGGCAAGTGTTTAGTGCTTTACAAGAATCTGGTGATGAAAAGCTAAGTAAAGCTGCACGTGTAGCTAATACATTAAACGTAGCACAAGATGCACTATTCCGTAAAGCAGTCTTTACTTCAAGTGTAGAGAGACAGCTAAGAAGAGTTGGCATTGATATGTATGATCTCATTGCCAATGACAAGACTATACCCCCTGATGTATTAAAGAATGCAGGGGATGAAGCACTTAAGGCTACCTTCTCGTATATGCCTAAACCCTCACGTAAGGGACAGGTTACCATGGAAGCACAAGCTGAAGGGGTAGCTAATAAGTTTGTAAGCTTCTTTGAGAATCTACCCGGTGGTAGTTTGCTTGTTACCTTCCCAAGGTTCATGACTAATGCTATGGCATTCCAGTACAAGTATAGTCCCTTTGGTGCTGCATCTGGTATGTCTGATGTCTTAGCTGCAGGTAAACGTGCTCTCACTGACCAAGAAGGTGCTAATCGTTTATATAGGGAAGGTTTAGAGAAGTTCTCTAGGGGTACAGTAGGTACTGCAGCTTTGTATGCAGCCTATAAGTACCGCATGGAGAATCAAGACACTGAATGGTACAACGTACAAGGCGAGGATGGCAGTACAGTTGATGTACGTGCTATCTTTCCTGCAGGTCCATGGCTAGCTGTAGGTGATCTTGTAGCTAAGATGAAGCTAGGTAAGTTTGAAGATGCCAATGTAGGTGAGGCTATGGAAGCTATAGCAGGTATGAAGATGCCTGCAGGTACACAGAAGACTATCTTGGACAGCCTACCTGAACTTATGGCAGGTGAAGGTAAAGAAGCTGACAAGTTTAAGAAAGCAATGGGACAGATCTTGGGTGACTTTGCAGGTCGATTCATTCAACCTGGACAACCTTTCCTAGCATACTTTGACTTGATGGATCGTGAGTCACAGTTAGCTAGAGATCCCAATGTAATCACTGGTGAAGACATTGTATCTGAAGCAGCTATGAATAGGATTAAAGCTAAGCTGCCAGGATTAAAAGAAGAGTTACCTGTAGCTGTGCGTTACTTACGTGAAGAAGAACCTGTACGTGCAGGTGAATTCTTTAATATCTTATCTGGCTTCCGTGTCGTACCACGTGTCAATGATTTAGAGAAAGAGTTTGCTAAGCTTAACCTAGATCCCTATCAAATGTTTGGTGCTACTGGTGACAAGATCTATGATCGTGCAGTCATTAAAGAAGCAGGACAGTGGATCAAGCAAGTTGTAATACCACGTATTGATTCACGTGAATACAATGCAATGACAGATAGGGAAAAGAAAGTCGCTATGTCTAATAACATGTCAACTGCTTTAAGTGCAGCACGTGCTATTGTGCAAGGTGATATGACATCTAAGGACAAAGAACGTGTAGATAAGATGGCATACAATAGACTATCTCAACAAAGACGTTTAGCTATCAATGATATGTATAAACGTGACAAAGGCGTAACCCTTGAAGATGCCAAAGATTACGCCTCTGTGTATGAGTATGCAGCTAGATTAGAGGGATTAAGATAACTCCATAGGAATTGTATCTTCATTCCCTCCTAGCTCTTTCAACTTAATCTCTTTAAACTGCTCCTGTAAATTTACAAACAAAGGAAACAGCCCATCCTCGATAGGTGTTTTCTTAATGAGTACTAATATAATCCGTAGATCATTAGCAGTCATTTGTACATCATGTTTAATGCTTGGCATACCTAGCCTTCACTTTATCTAAGTTATCAAAATAGGCAGCATCAAATCCTCGCTGCCACTCTTTACCCTTAGCTTCATC